CTTTGTTTACTTGCTTGGGTACACTATCTTAACTTTTTAGGGAGCTAATATGTTTAGTATCCTAAGTTCTATATTAGGCTTTGCAACCGCAGGTTTACCATCCATACTAGGCTTCTTCCAACAAAAGGGAGATCAAGCGCATGAACGAGAAATGGCTAAAATGCAAAACGAACAAGCTATGCTTATGGCTCAAAAAGGTTTTCAATCACAAGAAAAAATAGCAGCTATTGAATTGGAGGGTACTTATGCAGAAACATTTGCACAAGAAAGACAAGCACTTTATGAACATGATGCAAAACTTGTACACGATGCAGCCCCATGGGTTAGAACTCTTAATGCAAGTGTCCGCCCTATTGTTGCTTTCACTTTTGTAGCATTACTACTATTTGTAGATATTGGTGGTTTTATTTGGGCTATAAAAACTGTAGGATTTAGTCGTGAGTCTATGGACGTTATATTCTCTACTGATGAGATGGCTATTGTAGGTTCTATTATTGGTTTTTATTTTGGTGCGAGAACTTGGGAAAAAAAATAAGTGAATGTATCAAAAGCTGGCATCGCTCTTATCAAACATTACGAGGGTGTGCGTAGTCGTCCCTATCGTTGTCCTGCAAACTTGTGGACTGTTGGTGTTGGTCATCTTATCGGGGACGGCAAATTGTTGCCTGATTCTTATAACCGAACTTTTACGAAAGAAGAAATAGATGCGCTCCTTATACGGGATCTCAATAGATTTGAACGTGGAATATCTAAGATGTTACCTAACGTGCTTCTTAGACAATGTGAATTTGATTGCTTGGTATCTTTTGCCTTTAATCTTGGTTTGGGTACATTTCAGAGATCAACACTCCGTCAAGCGCTGCTTCGTGGCGATAAAACGCAAGCTATGGCATCGTTAGTGAAATATTGTCGTGCTGGTGGTAAAATACTACGAGGTCTACAAATTCGTAGGCTAGACGAAAAAGCACTCTTTGAAAGTTAAGCATGCCATTACAAAAATTAACATACAGAGCGGGTATTAACCGTGAAGGAACTGACTATTCAAACGAAGGTGGTTTCTATGATGGCGATAAAATACGTTTTAGATCAGGTCAACCTGAAAAAATAGGTGGGTGGGAGCAACTTATAAGTGCTCAGTTTTTAGGTACTTGCCGTTCGTTATGGACATGGACTAATTTAGACGGACAAGAACCTTATATTGGTTTAGGCACTAATGTTAAATATTATGTGTACCAAGGTGGTGCTTATTATGACATAACTCCTGTATATAGAACTGATGGCACAGCTTTACCCCCTCCAAACACTTTAGCCGCTAACCCTATTGCAACATCAAGCGGATCTAATGTAGTTACCATTACTGATGCTAACTACAGTCCCAGTGTAAATGATTATGTTTATATTACCACTACCTCAGCAGTAGGTGGCCTTACTATTTCTGGTGATTATCGTGTTGTGACAACAGGTGTTGTATTAAATACGTATACTATTCTTGCTAGTTCTAATGCATCCAGTAGCGCTACAGGTGGAGGAACTGTTGTAGTACAATACTTATTTCCAAGCGGATCAGCTACATTGTTTTTTGGAACGGGTTGGGGCGCTGGCCCATGGGGGCGCAATGGCTGGAATACTGGTTATGTATTAGGCATTGCTAGTCAATTAAGGCTTTGGTCAAATGATAACTACGGTGCAGATTTAGTCATCAATCCACGTGGAGGGCCTATTTTTTATTGGCAAGAATCTAATGGTCTTGGTATTAGAGCTAAGTACTTGTCTGACCTATCTACTGCGGCAAGTTTTGATGGCACTTATGTTCCCTATTCAGCTAACTCTATTCTTACCTCAGCTGCACAAAGATTTATTATAGCTTTTGGCGCTAATCCTTATGTAGATGGAAATCCAGCCACTACATTCAACCCTATGTTAGTAAGATGGTCAGATCAAGATAATCCATATCAATGGGTACCTGATGTAACTAATCAATAGGGTGAGTTTTTAATATCTAATGGCTCTTATATTGTTACCGCCTTATCAACACGTCAAGAAAATCTTGTATGGACTGATTCTTGTTTGTATTCAATGCAATACATTGGATATCCTTTTGTATGGTCGTTCCAAATGCTTATGGATAACATTACTATTATGGGGCCTAATGCCGCAGTAACAGTCAATAATGTAACTTATTGGATGGGTAAAGATAAGTTTTACATGTATACAGGTGTTGTTTCACCGCTTCCATGTTCATTACGCCAATTCATTTTTACTGATATTAATACAGATCAATCCTTCCAAGTGTTTGCTGGATCCAATGAAGGATTTAATGAAGTATGGTGGTTTTATGTCAGCTTAAATAGTAATGGTACTGTCATTGATAAATATGTTATTTATAACTACTTAGATAAAGTTTGGTCATATGGTACAATGGCTCGTACAGCATGGTTACAATATGGCATTCAACCACAGCCTATTGCAGCAGATTATAACGGTAGATTGCTTTATCATGAAGTAGGTAATGATGATGCAGCCACAGCTACTCCACAACCTATTGAAGCTTATTTACAATCATCTGACTTTGGCATAGAGGCTGGAGAACATTTTGGTTTTGTATGGCGTATATTACCTGATGTAAATTTTAATAATTCATCAGTAGACGCCCCTACAGTCACTATGACTTTATATGGCCGTGAAAATTCTGGATCATCACAACAATCTTCAGATATTGATGATGTAGTGAGTGCTCAAAATTATTCAAATGTAACACAATATATCATACCTAAATTTACAGGTCAAGTATATACCAGACTTAGAGCACGTCAAATGTCTTTTGAAATTAGATCTACAGATCTTGGAGTAGCTTGGCAACTAGGTGTTCCTAGAATAGATGTTAAACCAGCTGGAAGAAGATAATGGCTACTGTAATTAATTTTACAACAAGACCTACTATAGCGCCTAACTTACCTATAGCGCCACAAGACTATAGCCTTGAGTATCAAGATAAAATTTATAATGTATTAAGACTATATTTTAACCAAATTGATAATTTTTCTCAATTGACAGTGCAACAAATTGACTCTCAACAAGTTCTGATTTGGATGGATATGTAATGGCTAATTTTCAATCTATTACCCCCATTAAAATAGCTCAAGCAGTCATGACTGTAAGTCCAGTATTATTTTATACTGTACCTGATAGTTCTAGGCTATTTCTAAAAGATATCAATATAACCAATACTACATCTAGTGTAGTAGGAGCAACTATTTATCTGGTGCCTGTTGGAGGCTCTGTAAGCACAACAAATGCCTTAATGTATAAATGGAACCTTTACGCATATGACTTATATAGGTGGCAAGGTGTTCAAATTATGAATGCTGGAGAAAAAATCTACATAGAAGCTACTAACACAGGGCTTACGGTGGTTGCAAGCGGAGCGCAAGCAGTTTAAAATGATTAACATTACTAAAATGGTGAAATTATGAGTCTAGAATTAGCAGCTAAACACTTAGAAACTCAAGGTCGTGGAGGAGATACCCAACTCGTCCATATGTCCCCTAACGAGCTTCGTGCCCTTAATAAGCTATCTATAGACCATATAGGTAAACCATTATCTACCAACCCTAAAACAGGCCTTCCTGAAGCTGGTTTTCTAAGTTCTATTCTTCCTACTGTAGCTGGTATTGCTGGTGCAGCAATGGGTCTTCCTACATGGGCTATTGTTGGTGGCGCAGGACTTCTTGCTACCGCAATGACAGGAGATATTGGTCAGGGTATTTTAGCTGGCTTGGGAGCATGGGGCGGAACACAATTAGGTGCAGATATTACAAACGCTGCTGGGGCTGTCCAAGGGGGCGCTAATGTTGCAACATTATCCTCTGATTTAGCTGCTAACGCAGCTTTAGATCCAAGTAAATATCTGGGGGTTGCTACAAATGGTATGCCAGCTTCTTTGGGCACGGGAGTGTCTTCTGTAATTGATACCACAGGGGGGCTAGCTAATATTGGATCTGCTGGTACAAAACTTGCACAAGGCGTTAATGCAGCACCTTTATCATCTTGGGATACATTTACTCAGGGAATTAAAAACGTTAAAGCCGAACCTATTAAATTTTTAAATACACCTGGAGTGCCAA